AGAAGATCACCCGTGATCCTTTTCAAGCGGACGAATTATCGGATCAGCAGTTTCCGTCTTGTTGGATATCGACAAGCGCAGAAACGCGAGAAGATACGACGATGGGAAATACCACTCGTCAGGGAACGATTGATTATGTCATCGTGGGTTATGTCAAAGGGTCAGGCATCGACACTTCCAGAAACGAACTTATTGAAGGCATCGAGGAAGCACTGGACGCGGACAGAACTCGCGGCGGCAACGCCCTCAACACGGAGACCGTTTTGGTCGAAACTGATGAAGGGCTTTTATTCCCGGTCGGTGGTATTCGGGTCACTGTCCGAGTTACCTACGACTTCACGCAAGGAGCGACTTAATGGTTAAACCGATTGAAATGGAACTCAAAGGCACGGTGGTTATTGTCCATCCTGCCAAAGAGAAAGAAATGGAAGCCAAAGGATGGAAACATCGTGGCAAGCCAGTAGCACGGGCAAAGGTTGCAAAGCCAGAGCCTATCATCAACAAGCCAAGCGACGAGGAATAAGTTAAATGGCAACACATCACGGAAAAGACGGCACCTGTAAAGTCGGGGCGAATACGGTTGCCGAAATCAAAAACTGGTCTCTGGACGAGTCTGCTGATACGGTCGAAGATAGCGCAATGGGGGATTCCTCCAAGACGTATCTCGTCGGCATGACGGACGCGAGCGGCACGATCACTTGCCATTGGGATGAGACCGACACAACCGGTCAAGAAGCAATGACGATTGGTTCAAGTGTCACGCTTAACCTGTACCCCGAAGGAGCGGACACCGGTGACACCTATGCGACGATGACTGCGCTGATTAACAGCGTGGGCGTCAGCGTCGATATGGGCGACATCATCGAGCGTTCATTCGGCTTTCAAGTAACTGGCGGCGTAACTTGGGGAACCGCGCCCTAACCGATAGGAGAGATTAAATGTCAAACGGTGCTGAACTTCTCGCTAGAGCGAAAACACACTGGCGGGATAAACTCGTCGCGCCTATGGGGTCGGTGGTGGTTTCCGAATGGGATTCCACCATCTACTTCAAGCCGACGACGCTTGCTCAACGGAATCGGATTTTTAAATATGTCAACGATGGCTCACTTGAGTCGCTCGTTGAAACTTTGATTATCCGGGCGCTTGATGGCGATGGGAAAAAACTGTTTAACAACAATGACAAAAAAGCATTGATGGAGTCAGTCGATCCCGACGTAATCGTTCGCGTTATTAACGCCATGAACGAAGAACCAGAAACAACCGTGGAGGACGCAAGAAAAAACTCAGAAGCGGCGACGAAGAAATCATCCTGATATTCAGACTTGCCGAGCATTTGCACAAAACGGTCGGGGAACTGACCGAAACAATGACAACGGACGAGTTGACCTACTGGGCTTGTTGGTTCGAGTGGGTGGCTCAACAAAAAGAGATTAGACGCTGATGGCAGTTGCTGACGCAACAATCAATATAGTTGCACATGATAAAACGCAGAAAGCGTTTAAGTCTGTTGACCATAATCTCAATCGCACAAGCGATGCGCTTAAAGGTTTAGCAAAGCGTTTCATCTTCGCGGCGGGAGCGGCGGGCATTGGTGGATTTGTCAAAGGAACCATCGACGCCGCTGACCGTCTCGATAAACTTTCCAAACGTCTCGATATAGGCGTTTCGGCTCTTTCTGAATACGAACACGTTGCCAAAATTGGAGGCGTTAGTTTTGAAACGCTCACGATGGGTATGCAACGATTAACACGTCGCGTTGCTGAAGCCGCAGGTGGTTTCGGAGAAGCAAAAGGTGCGTTGAAAGAACTTAAACTAGATGCTTCTGAATTAAACAAACTTCCGCTCGATCAAAAATTTGAAGTCGTTGCGGATGCGTTGATGGGTCTTACAAGTGAATCTGACCGGGTTCGCTTGGCTATGAAATTGTTTGACTCTGAAGGCGTTGCTTTGATTCAAACAATGGAAGGCGGCGCAGAAGGCATTAGGAAAGTACGCGATCAAGCAAAAGAGTTAGGTTTAACCATCGACAAAGAAACCGCTACAGCGGCGGCTAATTTTAATGATGAGATGACTAACCTGACAGGCGCAATACAAGGATTGGCAAATGAAGCCTTGCCTGCTTTGTTGCCTTTGCTAACTAATACCGTCGAGGCATTTCAAAGCGCGATCAAATTTATAAAAGATTGGGCGACTGAATTAAAGTTTGTCGCTCTTGCATTAACTAATCTTTTCGTAATCAAAAGAATAATTACTTTGATTGCGGGAATGAAAGCGGCAATGGCAGGAGCCGCTGTTACTGCTAGAGTTTTAGGTGTTTCATTAGGGACAATTTTTGGAGGACTGCCCGGACTAATTGCAACAGGACTTGCGGCATTTTTTTCTTTCAGAACAGAATCAGATGAAACGACGGAATCAATAGACGATCAATCTGAAGCAGTTGAAAGATTAAGAAAAGCATATGGTGATTTAAATCTCGATCAATTAAAAGCAAAACAAACAGAACTTCAAATTGCTTTTGCTGATGTAGATGCAGTTCTAAAGATTTATGAAGAAGATCTTAAAGCGGCAAGAGAATCACAAGCAGGTTTTGCAGGAGGCACACACGGAGCCGCAAAAGCCGCAAAAGAATTAAACACTACGATAGTGCAAGGCAGTCAAGAGATTTTAGAACTCGAAGAAAAGTGGGCATCTTTAAAGGCGCAACTTGACGATATTGCAGATGCAATAGAAAAAGCAGAAAAAGCGCAAGAAGGCGCAACTGAAACAGTTAAAGATGCGGTGCAAGGATTAACTGAGTTTGACAAAATTGCAGTTGCAGTTGCATCCGCAATTAATCGAGTCAATGTAGAAATTGAGGAATCAAGAAAAGCAATTTCTGCTACGGATCAAGAATTAGTTGATTACTTTAAAACTTTGCAAGGTATTGAAAAAGAAAAATTTGACGATAAAGT